TCCCCATGATGATACTCCTGCATCACTACCAAAGAAGGAATCTGACATTGGAACCACGGCCAGACATAGGCATCTTTTGGCTTTTGACAACATCTCTGGTCTTAAGTGGGATATATCTGATTCTCTATGTAAATTAAGCACGGGACTATCTGTATCTCAGCGCTCCCTGTACACCAATGGGGAACTATATCAGTATACTGTAACTCGCCCAGTAATTCTTAATGGTATTCCAAACTTGGTTAATCGGGATGATATGGCCAGAAGAGTCATAAGTCTCCATCTGGATAAGATACCGGATGAGAAGAACGGCAAGGGGATATCTGAGGTCAAGAGAAATTTTGCTAAGGACAATGCAGAAATTCTTGGCGGTCTTCTGGACGCCTTGGTGGCTTGTCATCGCAATATTGATACCATAAAGATAGGTGAGACTAAGGGTTTTAATCAGGTCACCAAATGGGTAGAGGCAGCGGCAGAACACCTGGGATGGGAGCCGGGAGAGTTTACCCGCATATATAATGAGAATCGTATTGCTGGTACGGGTTATCTGGTGGAGACTAACTATCTGGCGCGCACCATAATGAAGACTTTGGCGCACCTAAAGGATAAGGGGCAACCCACATTTTTCGAGGGAACCTATGAACAGATGATCCAGTGGTTCTGTCTGCCTTCGGCTGATCAATTTAATGTGGATCAAGCTGTAAAGGAGAAGAGGCTCCCCACTAGCTACAATTGGCGGTCAGAACTTTTACGCATAAGAGATGGGCTGGAGCCCCTAGGTGTAAAAATTTATGGTGTGGATAAAAGTGAAATAAGACAATGGCGAACTACTGACGCCGCAAGGCTTGCTAAAGTAGGGATTCACCTACATAATGTGTTAGATGAGACCGCATCTTAAATATGGTAAACTGTCTGAAAAGCAGCTTGTAGAGCATTACAGGTTTCTTCTTCAGGGCAGAAGTAAACCAAGTGGATCAGATGTTGTCCATCTTAGGGCTGAATTAGCTAGGAGAAAAGGAGTGTTGGAAAACCCAAGCCAACGAAAGATATGGGAGTTTGGGGGTCTGACTCCACGCCAAGAAAAATTCTGTCTTGAGTACATGAAGACGGGTGATCCTGAACAAGCCTTTAAATCTTGTGGATATAAAAGTAAGCGTCTCAAGGCTGGGGCTAATCGTCTCTTTGAAAATCCTCTAGTTCAACTCAGGATAAATGAAATAAGGGAGCAAGCTTTGAAAGATGTAAAAGTTAATGCTGAGAAGGTATTGGACCGCATCATGGAGGTGTATGACGCTGCCATGCAGGAGTCCGACTACACTAATGCCAACAGGGCGATGGAGTCCGTAGGAAAGCATCTGGGGATGTTTGTGGATCGCTCAGAGCAAAAGGTTACCCAACTTACCAAAGGCGAAGAACCTGAAGAAGTTAAAAAGGATATTCATCGTCTTGCAGAAGTCATAGGCTTTAAGGTTGTTGACGGCGGAAAATGAGCTACGCGACAAGTTAGTTTATCTGGTTCTACATCAAAGTAGGACCGACTTTCTATCTTTTGTTAAGCTGGTGTCGCCTGAGTTAGTGCATGACTTCAAGATGGGCGCGCACATAAAAGTAATCTCGGACAAGTTGCAGCAAATAGGTGACGGCAACCTCAAGCGTCTCATGGTGTTTCTTCCGCCTCGTAGCAGCAAGTCCCTCCTCTGCTCAAAGTTGTTTCCCGCTTGGTACATAGGTCAGTACCCTCAAAGGGAAATTCTCACTGTGTCCCACTCGGATCAGCTATCCACCGATTTTGGGCGTGGAGTCAGAGACCTTATAGGTTCTCAAACTTTCCAGTCCATTTTCCCTGATGTGAAAGTTAGATCAGATGTTCGCAGCGCGGGAAAATTTATGATTAATAAGGGGGGAACCTACTTCGCGGCTGGTGTTAAAACCCAGATTGCTGGCCGTGGCGCACACGTTGCTATTCTTGATGATGTCATGTCTGAGGAGGATGCCTTTTCAGAAGCGGGCCGTAGGTACATTAAGAATTGGTATCCCTCAGGCTTGCGGACACGCCTTATGCCTGGAGGGGCTATAGTGGTCATCAATACTCGCTATCATGAGGATGACATTTCTGGATGGCTTCTCTCGAATGCTAATGAAGGTGAGTGGGACATCCTAAAAATTCCTGCTTGGGTAGACAATGATTCAGCCAAGCTTTTACAACTTCCTGTAGGTAGCAGTTATTTTCCAGAGTGGAAACCTGACTCCGTACTAAAGGGGGAAGAGGATGAAATAAAGAGGAATAACGGCACCCAGTATTGGCAAAGCCTCTATATGCAGGACCCGCAACCCCAAGAGGGTGGTCTCATAAAAAAGGAATGGTTTAGGTTGTGGGATGAGTCGGAACCCCCTGAGTGCAGCTATATTCTTCAGACGATGGATACAGCCTTTTCCAAGAGAAGTACCGCCGACTATTCTGTGATGCAAACCTGGGGCATCTTTGAACTTCTGGAGAGTGATTCTGAAGGTGTGGAAAGGTGGATTTCTAACTTGGTTCTCTTATCTAATGTGAGGGAGCGCCTGGAGTATCCAGAGCTTAGATCAACAGCCCAGGACTTATTTGATAAGCATAAACCTGATATGGTCTTAATTGAAAAGAAAGCTTCAGGGCAATCTCTTATTCAGGACTTAAGAAGAGCGGGACTTCCTATTTTGGAATACACTCCAGATCGTGATAAAGTAAGCAGAGTGAATGCTGCTACACCTTTGTTAGAATCGGGACGCATATGGGTTCCAGACAAAAGTTGGGCGCATGAGCTTGTTACGGAAAGTGGGGGTTTTCCAACCGCGAGATACGATGACCAAGTTGATGCTATGACAATGGCTATTTTGTGGATGAAGGAGTCTTGGAGGTTGGAGCATCCCCACGATCCAGATTTTGAAACCCCAAAAAAGAAAGCTGCAGCAGGTTACTGGAGGATTTAAATTGGCTGACACAGAATTTGTAGTAATTGAAGGTGAGGCAGAAGAGTATGTTGAACCTGAGGAAGTAGTTATAGGCCACTCTGATAACTTAGCTGTCCATATGGATGAGCGCGAGCTTGAAGAGATAGCTCAACAAGTTTCTCAAAAATATCAGGACGATAAAGATTCCCGCCAAGATTGGGAACAAATGTTCGAGAAGGGCTTTGAGCTTCTAGGTCTTAAGCTACAAGAAACCTCAGAACCTTTTGAAGGAGCATGTACTGCTGTTCACCCCCTGATAATAGAGAATGCAGTCAAATTTCAAAGTAAGGCGTCTCAGGAACTGTTTCCACCTAAGGGTCCAGTTAAAACCCAGATAATTGGTAAGACAACTCCTGAGAAGGAAGCTCAAGCCAAGCGCGTAAAAGAATTCATGAATTATGAAATCTCAGAGATGATGCCTGAGTATTTCGAGGAATTTGAGCGTCTTCTTTTTCAGCTTCCTGTCTTTGGTTCAGCCTTCAAGAAAGTTTACTACGATGGGGCTGCTTCAAGACCGACTTGCGAGTTTGTATCCGTAGATCAATTTTATGTTCCTTTCAATGCTCCTGATCTTCAGAGGGCGGATCGTTACACTCATGTGATATTCAGGTCAACTAACGATCTTCAGAGAGACATCGCTGCTGATATGTATCGTGATTGCGATCTAGGGGAACCTAATAAACAAGAGCGTACCGATATAGCTGCCAAGATGGACGAAATTCTAGGCTTTTCTTACGACTCATCCAATGATCTTCAGTATTGTCTCTTGGAGCAACACTGTTATTTAGAGTTGGGAGGGGACTTTGAGACGCCTGTTGCAGCACCTTATGTTGTTACCATTGATGAGGATTCAGGAAAATGCCTTTCGATTAGAAGAAATTGGGAGGAAGATGACCCGCAATATATTCGCCTGGAACATTTTATTCACTATAAGTTTGTACCAGGATTTGGTTTTTACGGCTTCGGTTATATACATTTTCTCGGCAACCTAACTCTTACTGCTACCGCTGCTATGAGAGCCTTGATTGATGCGGGTCAGTTTGCGAATCTTCCTGGCGGTTTCAAGGCAAGGGGTGTTAGAATTGTGGGTGACCAAGACCCCATTGGCCCTGGTGAGTGGCGCGAAGTGGAAAGCACTGGGCAGCAACTTGATAAGAGTTTCTACGCTCTTCCTTATAAGGAGCCGAGTCAAACCCTTTATAATATGTTGGACTTTGTTACCCGTGCTGGCCAAAAGTTTGCGGATACGACAGAACAAGTAATTTCCGACAGTAGTAACTATGGGCCTGTTGGTACCACTATGGCGCTTATTGAGCAGTCTGCCAAATTCTTTACTGCCATTCATAAGCGTCTCCACAAAAGCCAGCGTGATGAGTTCAGAGTTTTGGCACGAATCAACTTTGAGTTCCTTCCTCCTAGTATGGGTATGGATGTCGCAGATGGAAGCTTAGAAATATTTAAGCAGGATTTCGATGGTCGCATTGATGTTCTTCCTGTGTCTGATCCCAATATTCCTTCAGCTACTCACCGATTTGCCTTAGCTCAGATGGCACTTCAGTTGGCCTCACAAGCTCCTGCAGGAACCTACGATATCCGAGAGGTTCACAGGATGATCCTTGAGTCCGCTAACATAGAAAATGCAGACCGCTTGATGCCACCACCTCATGAGCCGCAACCTCAGAGTCCTATGGCTGATATCATCTCTGTGTCTCAAGGTCAACCCATTAAAGCTTTTCCTGGGCAAAATCATCAGGCACACATAACTTTTAAAAATGCCTACTTGAATAATCCGGCTCAACAACAGAATCCAGTTTTTCCTCAGATGGCTCCCTTAATTCAGGCCAATATTTCAGAACACATGCTTCTGCAGTATCAGCAAGAGATGTTGGCTATGGTTGGTGAAGAGGATTCGAGAGATGCCTTCGCGCAAGCCCAAGCGGCCCAACAGCTAAGTCAGATGGCACAGATGGCTGCAGTGGGTGAGCAGCAAGGCACTGTTGAGCAACAATCTCTTGACTTGCAGAAGGACGATCTTGAATTAAGGGCGCAAGAAGCTCAAGTAGATGCTACTCAGAAAGCCGCTAAGATTGTTCTGGATAACCGTAAACTTGATATCGAAGAACAGCGTGTCCAGAATTTAGCTATAAAGGATGGTGCTAACCTAGGTTACAAGGCTGTTAAAGACGTTGAAGATAGAAAAACAAAACTAATTATTGAGTACGCAAAGTTTGTAGCCTCTTTAGCTAAAGATATGGAAATAGAATTTAGTAAAGATAGTGAGCTATTCAGAACTTTCCCAGAAGCTTTTAAGGGTGCTGAAGGTGGTGCAATACAAATTAAAGATGCTCCTACCTTCTATGGTCTTCAAGAAAAGATCATGAATTATCAAGATGGGAGAGAAGTAGACGCTTTCCAAGAAACTCCTGAAGATTTTGAATCAGTAGATGCAAGCATCGCAGAAGCGTTGCAGGTTGCTTCTGATGAGGTGCAAGATGAACAGGCCATAAAAGATTTAGAAAACTTTCCTCAGGAGGTAGCGGCAGCTAACGCAGAAGCAGCGGCAGCGACTCAACAGGCTTTTGAACAACCTATGCCCTCTTATCCTGACAACATAGAAGAATTATTTAAAACTGATTTAGCTGATGAGGAAGCTGCTGAAAGAGCCGTGGCGGAAGAGCCTGAAGTTCCTCCGTTAGCCTCCGCTGAACCCGTTACAAATCCTGAAACTCCTAAAGAAGAAATTAGAAGGTTGGCTGGTACAGAATCTCCTTTGCTTCCTAAGGTACAACACACTATTCCAGAAATTACACAGCAGTTGAGCGCAGACAGTAGTATGAAAGAAGTAGTCGATATAATTGCGGCGGATAAAAATGTTAATAGTGAAGACATCATAAATAAAATTTTAGTTCCTATTGCCTATCACGAATCAGGCGGGACTTATGATCCTAAACAAGCCCAATATGGAGGGGGACCAGGAAGAGGTTTAATGCAATTTGAGGGTTCATATAGACATCCTGAGGACAGACCAACGGATGGAAAAGGCAGACTCTTAAATAATCCTTTTGAATCTGCTATACAAAGAGCGAAAAATTTCTATGGGGACAAAAGATTTAAGAGTTTGAAGGGAGATGTTCCAAAATGGATTAGTGAAATTGAACAAGGCACTGACGCAGCCTCATTGAGTGCTGGTCAACAAATGCTCTTGACTTTGTTTGATTACACTATGAAAAGTGGCGCTGATATCAGTAAAGTACTAAGCGGCGATCAAGAGTTAGTTGACTTTTGGTTGGACTCTCATTGGGCAGGAAAAGATAAAGATAAAGTTGCTAGAAGGGAAAGCTTTGTCCGTAATTATGAAAGATTTAAAGACTTGAATAAATAGTTCACAGGAGGAATAAGTGCCATACGCTATTAAGAAGCGTGGTGATAAGTACGTTGTTTTGAATACGAGGTCAGGTCAGGTGAAGGGAACCCACGGGGACAAGAAGAAAGCTCAGAAGCATATGCAGGTTCTTTACTTGATTGAAGAAGAAGGTGATGGTAAGTTAAAGCGTAAACGCAAGAAACGGAGGAACTAATGAAAGCTAATATGATTTCGGGGCCTAAGAAACGCAATAAGGCTAAGGTTTCTAGTTGGTCACAAATTCCTGAGAACCAGTGGTCTCACAGGGTGAAACGAGGTTTGGAGCGCGGTGGTCCTGGGTGGGCTTATGAGCATACAGGCCAAGAGCGCGCCCGTCACGGTGTCTACTCCTCTAAAGGGAATTGATTACCGACGATATTCTTAGAGGTATTGATGACGCCAAGGAACAGGTAAAAGATACCTTGGCTTCTGGTGCCTCTGAGACTTATGCTGACTATAAGAACTTAGTTGGCGTAATGTACGGTCTTGATATGGCTGCAGGAATTGTCAACACTGAACTTAAAAAATATCTTAAAGAGGAAGAGGAAGACTAATGCAACATGCTCATTTAGGTGGCGCTATCACCAATGATCAATGGATTACCGACGACAAAATAAAAGACCCCAGTCCCTTACCTTCAATACCAAATTATCGTATTCTTATTAGGCCGGTAGCTATCAGGTCTACCACAAAAGGGGGTATTATTCTTCCTGATAAGGCTAAAGATGATGTGCAATACCTTACT